GTTCCAGAAGTAGCCGAGGTCGGCAGCAACAACCTTGTTGTCGAAAGCGAGTTCGCCCTCAACACGGTCGGCCTTCAACTCTTCCATACGGAAGCGTGAAACACCAACGGTCGTTCCGAGGCCACCCGAAACACCAGTCCACATAAAGGTATAGCCAGCCGAAGGGGTCAGCAAACCGGGGTTAGGTGCGGAGTAGCACAGAAGAGCCGAGTTGCCGGTCACGAACGAGAATGAGTCGTTGGTGGGGCTGTTCGAGCCTTCTGGGCCTGCGTTTACGACTGCCTTAGCGACAAGAACACGGTCCACGCCAAACAGTTGCGCGAGCAACTCTTCGGTGACAATAGCACCGGCTTGGGTGTACTTGTAGCGGTCAATCAAGAGAGGGTGGTTCTTAAGAGTCTGGAATACCTTGTAGCCAAGAACGAAAGTGTTTGGCTCGTATCCGGTCGTCTGCAGAACTGACGCCTTAGCGTTCTCAACCTGCGAGATTGGGTCAGAGGTGTATGAAGTTGGGTTGTTCACGTAGTCGGACCAAACGGTTCCTGCAACAGCAGTAGCGGTGGTTCCGGTCACGGTCACTGACCAAACGCCGGCGGCGAAGTAGTCCGAAGCCCACTGAACTTCCTTACGGAGCAGCAAACGCTGGGTCACGAACTGAGTCGCCTCCATATCGGGGTTCAAGGGGTTGTCGGCGTTCGCACGGGTCTGGTCGCCAATGTCCTTGTGGAAGGCGTAGACGTCGGCCGAGTAGGTTTCCGTCTGCAGACCGTAGCCAGAACCAGCCGAGGCGGTTCCGTCAGCGCGGCGCTGTGCTTCGTCACGGAACCAGTCTTCCTTGGTGTACTTGAAGTACAAGTCAGACTTCTTGTCCACTGGGACAACTGGGAAAACCCGGTCAGCGATGAAGTTGTTGGTGTTCTGCAAGTAAGCAACCGAGATGTTGGTCAAGATTGCGTCGATGTGAACGTTGTTTACGTTGGGCTGTGCCATTTTTGGTCAGTCCTTTCTATTAAGCGGCGCGGCCGATAGCGGCGCAGTCGGTGACAATAGTGATTAAGTCGCCCTGTGCAGCGGCAGGAGTCAAAGCCGTTCCTACGATGAAGTAGGGGTCAGCAGTGGTGTCGCTAGGTGGGAAGGTGACTGGAACCACTTGGCCCAAAGTGTTGACTGACAAAGCAGCACCGGCAGAGATAGCAGCACCGGCAATAGCCTTGGTGATTCCTGCGATAGTGACTTCAGCCTCGTCAACGCCTTCAAGAGTACCAGCGGCCGAGTAGCGGGCCTTTGGTGCGTTCTGAAGAACACCGATTGGACGCTGCGTTGAAGCGGTCACAACATTCACCAAAGGTGATGCTGGGTTGCCCGCTGGGTTCGCGTTAGTTGAAACAATCACGAACGAGAACTGTGCCAAAGGCGCAGAGAAGTTCGTGTTGGCCAACTGCGTCATTCCGGTGGTGTCGGGTGAGCAAGTGATTTTGATTGCGTATGGATTCTGTTCCCAAGCCATTAGCGACCTGCCTTTTCGTTCAAGTACTGGGTGTAGAGGTCAGGGTTGGTCTGTGCAACTGACAAGAGCGCAGCCTCGAATGATGGGGCAACGCCAGAGGCAACAGCAGCCTTAGCGAGATTTTCCATCTTTGCGAAAGCGTCGTCAGCAGCAGGAACTTCGCTGGAACCTACTTCGGTGAATACAACATTTGACTCAAGCAGCGAGTTAGCGGAGTCCAAAGCCTTAACAACTTCGTCAGCCAATGCGCCGTCAGTCTCGGCAAGACGGCGAAGAGCCGGTCCGAGGATTGATGGGTCAGAGTTGAGGTGCGACCATTCGGCAGCCTTGATTACAGCGGCCTCATCAGCACGGGCTTCACGCTCGTTGATAAGGGCGCGCTCGTTCGCAGCAGCCTTTAGAAGAGCCTCTTCAGCAGCAGCCTTTGAGTCATCAAGCATCTTCTTGATAACGGCGGGCATCGCCTTGATAATCTCTTCCTCGCTCGCAGCCTCTGGGATTACTACAACCTCTGGGGTTGCCTTGAGCAGTTCGCTCATAGTGTCCTCCTGTGGAGTCTGGATAATTTCAGCAGAGGCGGTCGCCTCTACCGTTGCTTCCGTTGATTTCTCAACTTCGGCTGGGGTCCCCTCAACCGCTTCCATCACGGAAGGGATTTCAGGGCGCAGTTCGTCAAGAACGGCGGTCACGTCGGATTGAGAGGCAGACTTCATTACAGCCCAACCATCGTGTAGGTGGGCCGGACGGTCAACGCCCGACGTCTCCTTGATAGCGAGTCGCACTAACTTTCGTGCCACATCTTCTCCTAAGAACTTTCACCTTTAGCG